TGTATGCCTAATAACTCAAGATGCTTTGAAAACAACCCTTTTATTGATTGAGCCAAGATAGCCTGTAATCTACGGATTGCTTGTACTGACCATTGACTTGCGTTGTATGTAGCGGCGAAAGTCGAGCCTCGCTCTTGACCCATAGATACTCTTGGGACATGAAGCACTGATGATATGTCAGCGTTAACTGAATCTAAGAAGCCCGAGTTATCGGGAATAGTATTCTTTAGGTCAACGAACTCCATGTTAACATAGTGCGGCAGAATAGGTACTTGGTCGGAACGCAGACCATCTAATAGTGTACCTACTGAATCCATAATGTAGTTCAGCCTCTCTTGTTGCTCATCGGGGTCTGTAATACCCTCGACTGCTTCTGCACCTATTGTAATGTATTGCTTTGTAAGACTGTCCTCTAAAGCGATGCGATTGTTCATACTGTTATACTTTGCTCGGATAGCCTGTTGTAGTGAAGCAAAGCGGGATGCGCCCCAAACACCATAAGTCCATCGACCAAGCCTATCTCTAAACCAATAGGAACGGTAGTCTATTCTTATGTGTAGTATTTCGGACGCACCGAATTCCATTTCATCTCTACCTTCTTCACGCAGAATATATCTTTCTGCCTTTAGTATAGCATTGTCTTTATCAGTCTGTGTACTTGCATCTCTATTATCAAGAATAGTCATTTGAGCAATAGGTAGTGATTGAACTTCTGTGATACCTTTACCCGACCTACCAACAAGTTTAGAAATATCATTGCCATAAACCATGAGGTTTCTCATACCATTAATTAATAAGTCGTCAAAGTCAACCACTTCTTCTACTAAATCTTTGATTGCACCACGAATACTTGCGTTCTTACCACCATCTATTCTGTATTTGTTAGCGGTCAATGCGATAGTCCTTACTGCACCGTTAAGTTCGGGGTCATAACTTAGCATATCGTCATACAAGTCAAATCTATTGTTGTAATCTTGCTTCTTTCGCAAGTCCTCAGTATTCTTAACTATGTCCTCAATACCCGCCGCCATAATAGTAAATGGGGTTTCAGTATGCCTACTCGCAGTAGCATAAGTAGGAATCTTGACATCATTAGTTTCTTTACTTGATGCCGTCCAAGAGAAAGGGTTATACCACGCCATGACTTGCGCTATCCCCAAGTCGCTACTTTAACATTCTCCGCTTCCTGTATCTTCTATATAGTAAAAAAGCAGTAAAAGACCAAAAAAGCACCTCTAATATTATTAAACCCCATGAAAAAGCCTTAGTTTCGGGAACGGTGTAGCAAAGGTCAAACACTTCATCATAACAAACGGTGAACTCATCGCCTTTGAGAAACGCATCAAACACTTCCCCAATGTTATCACCATCAACTTCATCCATACTTCTCAATAATGAATACGCATTCGTGTTGCTTTATTATTACCTAAAAAAGCCCACATACTTACCGCCTGTTGGTCGGTTGCGACTCACACCCTTTTTACTGGGACTTGATTTGCCTTTGACCCAGCCACCAGTTATACTTGATACCATAGGCATTGGGTTGGCTGTTTTACTTTTGAATTGGTCTATTGCATGAGCGAGAGCCATGACAGTATCATTATGCTTACCTACATCAATGATTTCTCCATTTTTCCATACATGGTTCTCTAACTCATCAAGAATTATACCTACTTTTTTTCTTATGGAGTCACTACCAAAGGGGAATACTACCATCTCTCTTTCAAACCAAACTCTTAGTCTATTCATTAGTCCTTGCTTCAATCCTTTGTTTGAAGCCTTAGACGACCTATACTCTACATGACCATTCTTTTGCTGTATGATAGTTTCATATAATCTTTGAAACCCTACATCTTCTGCGGCTACTGGTGCTTTGAAGTGCTTAGCCCACTCGATAATCATGTCGGCTTGTTTGTCCGGCGGGAAGTCATTTTTGCGCCACATATCAACAAAATGCACATACCCCTGCTCATCTTGCCGTAAGCATATTAAGACGGAGTAATCTTTGCCAATACCATGAGAGGGGTCGAAGCCGAGTACGAAACTGGAACTGTCGTCGAATTGAGTATTAAAACCACCAACGGCGTCTATGTCTATATTTTTTCGGATGAGATACCTGTTGAACACTTGGGCATCATCGTCCACGACCTTACACAAATACTCTTGAGCGAAGGCGAGGTCGTCGTCCATGCTAATTTTTTGTTCCAAGAGAAATTCGACAGGTCTAAATTCCGGCCACAAGGGTTGGAGTAATACTGTATCGGGGTCAGCCTTGTGTTCATCCCAGTTGGGGAATGCAGACCATACTCCCGATTTCCACACTTGCTTAGCCTTTTCGGATAACATTTCAGTATGATACAGGTCTGTGTGAGACATAGGAGTACCTACTACGAAACAGGATGTGTTGGGGTCAAGCATAGGTGTCACTACTTTTTTAAACCACTCTCTAACGGAGTCCATAGTCATATCCCCCATCTCAGCGAGTACATCGTCAAGTGCTACTACCGCTGGGTGTTCACCACGAATAGCAGAACCTACCCCAGTTGCTTGAATCCAAGCCCCATTTGTGAATTGTATCTTTTGCTTGTTGGACTTGCGCTCATCGAGATACTTTCTTAGTTCGGGGTGTCGTCGCATATCTGTTTTGATTTCTTCGAGACGGTTAGATGCTTGGCGGATAGATGCTGAGAATAGCCATATCTCCATAGGATTGTTATTGCGCTTTTCAAATAAAGCCATGTGTAATAGTTTAACTCGTAGAGTAGCAGACTTGCTATGGGAACGAGGGGCGATAATACAGACACGGTGGACTGATGCGCCCTTCCTATCGGCATACATATTCATCCACTCTTCTATGTGGTCAGCCCATTCGTATTCGGGCGATAACCATTCATAGAAATGCTTAATATCATGCTTAGAACGCTGAAAGTTAAAGTTTGGCATTACCATGTTATCAGTCTCTCATAATTCTTAGATAGCCACAATAGACCATGCGTTTTTCTTTCTTACACCACTGTTTGCATGATGTGTAGCAAACACTTGTTTCTCGACCACAATTAGTACATTTTCTACGATTGCGATAAAGAAGTTGTGACAATCAATCACTCTCCGTGATAGGTGCGAATAGTGAGCCAATGTAACCTACTTCTATATCAATAAAGTATGCCGCTAAACCTGCTTTAGCCATAGTGTAGCCGGAACGAGCATGGTATCTGTCATGACCTGCTAAGGACGGCATCTGCATAATTAATACCCCGTCCTTTTCATGTAGCCTTTGATGATGAAGGTGTCCGTGAAACCATATCTTGTGTTCACATAGACCCCACTCTCTCCTTGCCTCAACTGCCATTAGGCTACCCATGCTCATTTTTTTGCTTAGCCCATCGCCATGAGTAAAGCCAAGTAGGTTATTACCGTAGGTAATGTAGCGTCGATTGTTTGGAGTAATCATAATGTTAACATCATCACAGTTTTCGTATGCGGCTGATAGATACATCATCAGTGCTAAGGACGAATGTCTGTCGTGATTACCAGCCATCATGACAATTTCTACTGGTGCTATCTGCCGTAGTAAGTCAATATGCTCACGAGCCAACTGACAACCAGTAATAAGTATCTCCGCTGGAGAGCCGCACATATCTTGCGGTGTACCTTTTGTAGTTGTACCTGCGTCATTATCTACATGAAACCAGTCACTACCTGCGCCGACATAGATTTTTTCGGGGGTAGATGGGATTCTTGAGATTAATTCTTGGGTCTTGGTGAATAATCGGTGCTTTGCTTCATCAAAGTCGTAAGTTTCACCTACTTCATCAACCCATCCCCCTTTACCCCAATGGAAATCAGTAGGGCATACTACGAGGGCGTAGGGGTTAGTTGCTTCGGGAAACTTTAGTTTAGGTACTTTGGGTGCGGCCTTTGTTAGTTCGGGCAAGTGATTTAGGAAGTTAATCTCTAATTCACGCCAGTTAGTAGCATCTTTGACAAGTTGGGCGTGTTCTTTCTTGGCAAGTTTGCCCGTCATAGTATGACGACGAGCAGATACAAGTTCGTCAATAACCCAATCATCTTCGTCCTCCATGATTTGTTCATTAGTCATAGGAATAGTATTGCGTGTGAATTTGTGTATGCGGCGATATTGGTCAAAATGCGCTCTCGGCATATCGTACTTAGTACAGATTGCGGGTATAGGCATAGTGATT